ATCGGCAAGACCTTTTAACATCTCATCTACCACCGGAACCATTATATCGCGGACTTGAACGTCAAATTTGTCTTGCAGCCATGACCCGCCCCAGTATGACCCAAAGGATTCGTCGGTCTCTAATGGTTGTCGGCCCTTGATCCCGTAATTCGCGTATTTATCCTCGCCGCCTAATAACGACCCGGCCACTCCGCCAATAATAGCCCCAAGAGCAATTCCTATCGGCCCGCCAAAAGCACCAACAGCACCGCCAAGGCTTGACCCAACGCCACTATAGCCGCCCTGTGGGAGTCCTACCATGGACCCGAGTGTTGAATAACCAAGACCACCAAACATGGCACCAGCGCCCATGCCAGCCAAAGACGTTGACGTTTGAGTCCCGAAAACATTAAGCGGAGCATTTAAAATCCCACCCATAGCGCCACCCATACTTCCGAGTCCACCCATACCGGCAAAACTAATACCACCAGTCCCCCCGGCAACGCCAGGCATACTCATACCAAAGGCCCCGCCAAGGCTCTGCAGAACAGGAACGATAATGGGCTGGGCTATTGCCATTGCCGCCATTCTTGCAAGACCTTGTTTGAATATGTCCTTAACTCCGTCCATAAGATCGCCGAAGCTGTCAATCGTGCCGTCAAACAATCCTGTAAAAAGATCGGTGGTTGAGGTTTCTATGGTCTCAAGAAATCTTACATATTCATCATAAAGGGCTGTTGTCGTTTCTTCGCCCTTCACGATGGCTTTTTCTTTTTTAAGTTCCTCCATGGCTTCGTGGGCATCCAGTATAGCCATGTCAACGAAGTATGGCTCTATCTTATTTCTTGCTTTTGCTTCTTTTTCTCTTTTGGCCATACCACGATAAAATGAGTCCAATTCTTTATCAATGGCTTTTATTTGTTTTGCCGTCTCGCTGGCCGTTTTCTTCGCTGCCGCCGCCGCTTTATCGTATGCCTCTACTTCTTCTTTTGCCGCCTTTATAGTCGCCGCAATAGCAAGTTTTTTCTGTTCAGCCGCTTCTTTGGCAGCCCTTGCTATTGCCTGCCCTTCTGGGGTCATGCTGAACTCAAGCTCCGCGTGTTTTTTGTTGAGGTTTTCAAGCGTTTCCGATAATGATTCATAACTTTTTTTTAGTTTATCATTTGCCTGTTTCTGTTTTCCCCAAGTTAAAACAACCTCTTTCCAGTTTTTCATTTGTTGATATCGGTTAATCACCATAATCAACTTCACAAAACCCTGCTCTAACTCTATTATCTTCAACCTAAAGGCATTGCCCCATTCGGCAATAGCATCCTCACTATCTTCTAGTGCGGTGTTGGTTCCTTTTATAGCGGTGGTGATTGTTTCAATAACTTCTGCCAGTGCCGGTGTAAATGCTGCCCCCGCCAAATCCTTTAAGTTGTCAAAATGCCTTTCAAGTGAAAGCATCTGTTTTCCGGCGGTTTCCATAGCTGATTCATATGCACCGAAAATCCTCGGGCCAAACTCAATCACCGAATGCATCCTAATAGCGGCTTTTTCTGTTTCGGTAAATGACTCCTTATTCCTGTTTAATTGAACTGCGGCTTTTGCGTAAGCCTTTTCGAAACTAACCATAATTCCGATCGTTTTTAAAACCCTTAGATTTCCAGATTGAATACCATAAATCATCTGGTTAAATGCTGCGGTTGAATTTATGTTTCCAATAACGGCGGCATCCTGTGCGATCCTGGCAAGTTCTGACGACCTCGTAAGGTCAAGCTGTGCCGCAATCATCTTGTTTAGTGATTCCCTCGCCCCGGTCATAGAAATACCAGTTGTCTCAAGGGATTTTGCAAAGCCATGCATTTGTTTCGATGTGTACCCCGCAGTCATACCAAGCTGCTCCATTACAACGCCAAGGGTTTCAAACCTTGCGGCGTGCATTACAACATCGGATAAAACCCTAACCCCCTTGCTAATCAATGCCCATGCTGCCACTATCGCGGCGGCGGCGGCAATCCAATTCGCCTTTAGTGTTTGTAAAAGGGACTTTTGGTGCCCGTACTGTTGCTCATTTATTTGTTTTATCTTTCTGGCAGCACTCTCCTGCGCTCTCCTTATATCGTTTGAAGTTGACAGATGGGATTTCTTAATTGCATTTAAAGAACTACTAACATCCTTTTTCATGGCATTATACATCTTGTCAGACGTAATGCCGACTTTCTTATATATCTTATTTATCGAATCGGTTTTTTTGCCAGCGTCCTTGTATATTTCAGCCTGCGCCTTTTTGTACTTGCTGGCGTCCATATCCAACTCGACATACATTTTCCCAACTGGATCAGCCATAATCTTTTCCTAAAATCATTTGAATTTTAGACTTGCTTTCCCGCAATGCTGGTCTAAGAAACGATTTTCTTCCGTCCACCCACCCACCCTTGCCGTACTCCATTTGAACCGCCCACCACGTTTCCTTGTTTCCGGCATAGACACGGACATTCCCAAACTTGGCAATCATTTTTCCATATTTCTGATATCTCTCAACAACTCGGATGGTTTCTCTCATCGCCCCAACCTGCCGACCTGTCCACAACTTGCCTGCCGCAGCGCCAGTTTCATAGACCGGGCGATTTACGGTCCCCACAACACAACGCCTTTTGGCTTTTCTTTGAACCAAACGTGCCGCCCTGTTAAGCCGCTTCATGCTTGCTTTCATTATCTGCCCGTCATATTGCTCAAAATTAAACTTTATCCCTTTAGCCATTTATTTTCAAACTCCATCGCCATAATTATAACAACCTATACGGATGAAACCATTCTTCAATCCAGTCAGAGGCTTCTTGTTCTACAGCCCACCACCCGTAAAAAACAAACCCCAAAAAGGCACACGCTATGGAGAGGGGCAACCCGACAAAAAGATGCAGTATAAAATAAAATATTAGCAGTATTTTTTTCATTACGCCCCTCCCTTTTTAGACCGCGCCTTTTTTTCAACATCAATTACATGAATCAGTTTTGTAATTAGCGTCAGCTTTTCGAGTCTTTTTCTGTTCTCTATTCCGTAAACATCAAAAACAACTTGGATCGCATTGTAGTCATATCCGTCCTGCCTATTTAATCCCGGCATCATTAATTGAAACATGCTCCATATTTCATAATTCTTTTTGTCAAGTGTTGGGACTTTGTTTTCGGGGCAAATGCCGTCAACCGTCTCCAGCCCCTTGCAAGTTATTTCGCCCTTATCTTCCTGGACTACTTGGCACAATTCGCAATCGAACTTTGTATCTGCAAAGCACCATTCAGCCCAGGCTATAAGTTTTTTTCCAAATCCTCTTTTTCTTTAATACCAGAACTTGATATAATTTGCAAGCACCTTCCGACAAAACGATCAAAAACCGGGTTTTTCATCAGCTTCAGCTTGGTTTCACGGTCACAAGTTAAAACCTTTTTAGTTGCCGAATCCTTAAACCCGTCAAAATCAACTATTGCATAATCCCAGGCATCGTCCCGTTCCACCATTTCGTCTTCAACCGATAGTTCAGGCATGAAAACAATCCTCTCCATTGCCCTTGTTTTCGGGTTGAGAACTCTCTCAACTTCTTTTTTGCGTTTCGCCATACGTTTTTCAAAAAACGTTCCCATGCTTCGGATTTTGACCCTTGCGTCTTTTACTGGTTCATCATAAATAGTTTCCCCTGTGCTGGGGTCCACTCGCGATGAGAAAAAATCAAACCATTCCCCTTGCGATTCGTTCAATTCTAAAAACATAAAGTCTCCTTATACGTTGTCCAGCCACGATATTGGCCCGACTGTTTGAAACGATAACGCCTCTTTGACTACTTCGGAAATCGTGGGTGATAAATTAAATGATGTAAATGTCACCCATGCTAAAATATGATCCCCGGTTTGATCTTGGTCCGGGTCATAATTATAGAGCTCCAAGAAATAATACTTTTCGCCTGACGCTATCGTTTCCTGTAAATTGTTGAGCAGGGTTTGGGTCGCTATGAAATACCCGTTTGTACCACCCGACCCACTTGCCTGTCCCGGTAGTGCCTCTTTCCATTGCTGGCCCATCCGTGACGCATCGGCCATGTCTAAATTAATTGCCAGGTTCCAATCCAAAAGATACCCGACCTTCTGTAATGCGGCTCTCGGAATATAACCGTTATTTACCGTAATCGTCGTTGCGCCCGGTGCCGCTTCATAAGAAACAGTGCCGTTAGTGTAGTTTATAGTGGTTTCCTGAACAGCATTTGTCGGTGTAGCCACAACGACTGAGTTTGGGTTTAAAATCCTTGCCGTTGCGTCCGTAATCTGAGCATCAGACCCGGCAACCGTGGTCGCTTCGTCTTTTAAGTTCCCGATTTCCCACTTGTCACCAAGAGTATGACTTGGTGGTGCTGCGCCAGTATTTGCAAACGTAATTGTCTGAGCATCTGCTAATGTCTGTGCTGCTCCTGTAATGTCTACGGTTGCCGCACCACCCCCACCATTTACCGTCCATATAAATGTATCAACTCCGCCGCCGCCTGTACCAACGCCGTCTATCGTTACAATATACTCGGTTAAGTCGGCTGCGGTTGACGCCTCACCCCACGTTACGTCGTTTAATCCATCGCCACTAAAACCGTTGGGCCTCAAAGCGTATAAAGCGCCCAACTTTCCATGCATCGGGGTAGTGGTTGCCATAATTCACCTCCCTATGCCGCATCAGTTATTGCCATTGCTCCGTTGCCCTGGAATGTAAGCGATGCAGAAACAACCTCGGCGATTCCGGTTGTCATTGAAAATCCGGTAATAAAAATGTCCCCGGTGAATGCGTTGGTTGCTCCATCAAGCAAAAATTTCACATCGGTCAACTTTGTTCCAGGTGTTGCCGTGATCAGATTGTCAAAAAACGCTTTCTGCTCCGTGTTTCCAGCAACGAAATAAATCTCCATAGACCCATTCCATCCCGACTGACCGGGTAACGCCTCTTTCCAATCTTGCCCGACTCTTGAAGCATCCGCCATGTCTAAATTTACCGATATGCTCCATCCCTTTGAGTATGCCATTTCCACATCATTTTTTTCTACGACACAAACCTTGCCGTGAAATGGTACCGCGTTATAGGCCATGCTAACCTCCTGTTTTAATTAGTTTATTTCCTTTTGTTAAAAGTTAATCTGCCACCATCCATGTATCGTAATCTTGGGCATAGTGCCAAACTCCAACCGTTCCATTAACGGTTATAATTTCATCCCTCATGGTTATTAGATTCTCTCTTATGAAATAAATCCCGGTGTTGTCAGTTATGGTCAACACACAATCATCATAAAGCGCCCTTAATTTTGTCAGCATCCCCTCGACTTCCGTACTTCCTGACGAGGACGAAAACAGGTCAAATTGTATTAACGCCTGTTCGATAACCTTCCCGCCTGGGTACTCTGGAATATCGCTTATTATATGATAAACAGCATACGGGAACGTGGCTTTTTCGGGGGCATACGCTTTATACAATCTACCGCCTATCGCCGTATCTAATGCCGACCCTGTGAACTCATTATATATGCCGGTGGTTAAGTTTATCATATGACTTCCTTTGTGATTAAATCAAGCCACTCGTTTTTTTCGTTTGGGTTTATCGGCGGCCCAAGAATGGTGAAATATCGCTCACCGAATTTAATACGCCACGAATTACGAATATCACTTCGATACCTGATTCTAATCTTGTGGGTGACGGTTCCGAACGTCTGTCCCGCCCTGACTTGCTCGGCTGCACTCACGGGCCATATCGCCGCCCATACAGTTGCCTTATCATTCCATATGTCGTCACTCCCCCCCATAGCATCGACAACGCTGGTTGTATATTGCAAAAGTATTCGTTTGTTTAATTCTCCGATCATCATGTGAACTCATCCCATAAAATTTGGTTGTGGAGCAAATTTTTCACGGTTACATTTTCAAGATACATCGCACCACTCATTCCGAGAACTTGTCCCTCTCTGTTTGCGTACAGGTCAGAGCAAACCAGCTTTATTGCCGACAAAACTTTAGACTGAATTAACGATGATGCTGTCCAACCAGCCACAAACCGTATAACGATAGGATTTGACGGGTATGCGGTAAACGTAGGCCACGACACACCGTAAGGTAAAACAATGCGACCACACTCCGTTCCGTTCGTTTCAACTATATAATCATCCGTAACCGTCATTGTGGTTTCTGTTCCGTCCGAGTCAGTATATTTTATGTGGGTAACCGTTGCCAGGTTCCCGAACGGAATCTTGATATAGTTTTCTTTCGGGAAAGCGTCTAAATAATAATCCCATGTCTGGGTCAACAACGCCCTCCGGGTTAGATACTCAACATATTCTCTGCCGGCAATTAATATAGTTTCAAGCAACTCGTTTTCCACCATTGATTCATCATCAATTCTTAGATGCGTCATCAGGGCATCCATCGTAATCGGCTCAATGGTCGGTGCTGTGATTAATTTTAGTTGCATGATTACCTCTTTGCCTCAATATCTAATGCGTATAATCTTGTAAAATCAAATTCCATAACCGCCCCGCTACTTAAAGTGGCAAGCATTTCAAGCGAATACCTGCCAGCACCGGGAGTTACGGGATATTTCATAAGAATTATCTCTTTCAGGTCAGAGTTAGATTCGGACACAATTATATCGGCGGTTACATCTGCGCCAGCCATATCATATGCCTTTACAACCATAGATGCTATGGTGGTGGTAAATGGAATAGACCCGTCATTTGCCGTTTGGCTTGAACAGGCGGAGAAGGCAAACGAATACGGAACCGAAGTGTCGCCGGGTTGCAATATAATCCTTATAGCACCCTTAAATGAGTCACCCATAATAAACCTCTTTTATGCGAAGGTCAGCGTCCATGTAATGACAAGCGAATCCCCAGCGCCTTTATTAATCACAGAAAAATCATCGTACAAAATCAAGTCGGTTGTGTTTGCTGTTACCACATTAAACAATCCCGCCTCTGTTATTGCCCCGGTTCCAACTCCAGCTCCAAGCGTACAAACATAAACAACGTCTGCTGCGGCTGTCGTGGCTGAGTCGTTTGCTGTTCTTGACGCTGCAATAAACGCATCAAGAGTTGAATCACCAGCCCCCTGGCCCGAACCTGTCCCGACTTCCATCCATCCCGGTAGAGCGATACTCGGAGCATCGTCAAACTGGTCAGCTACCATAGCAAGTGCGAGTGTGGTTACGGTGTTGTGATCTTCTCTGTGGTCTTTCAGGTTGCCAAACTCATCGAAAAGATCAGCTTGAAAATAACCACTCAGCTTGACATTTCCAATTAGTCCCTTCCCCACGCCGTTGCTGATTTTATCTTTGATTGACATTCCATCTTTCATGTTTTTTCTCCCTTATGATCTTGCATTAAAATTAAACGTGCTTGGATTTGCTGTAAACTCAAACGTTTTTGATTCAGTAATAAAATCATATACTCCACAAAGAATATATAAACTAAAAATATCGGTCAGCGTTATACTATCATCCTCCACCATACCAAAACTTTTTACAAATGCATCTGATAGTGATATAGTATCTGCTATTGGAGTCCCAACAAACTTAACCTCATCGTCTGATAAGTTTACGGTATCCCCATAATCCCTTGCAAAAGATACCACCCGGCTAAAAGCGTCCGACAAGGAAATGGTATCACCGTTGTTTAGTCCAAAAGTAAAAACAACTCCATCAGACAGGCTTATGGTATCCCCATAATCCCTTATAAAAGACACGACCCGGCTAAAAGCGTCTGAAAGAGAAATGGTGTCTGACGTATTGAGTCCGAAATTAAAAACAATCCCATCAGACAGGTTTACCGTGTCCGTGAATGGCAGGCCCATTGATTTTGCTATACCGTCAGATAAGTTTATAGTATCTGCAAATGGAACGCCGGTTGATTTTGCTGTCCCATCTGATAAAGTAACCGTGTCTCCATAAGCCCTTACGAAAGACACCACCCGGCTAAAACCATCTGACAAGTTTATAGTATCGCCGTAAGCCCTTACAAAAGAAGCTACCCGACCAAAAACATCAGACAGACTTATAGTGTCGGCTAATGGCTGACCTATTGATTTTTCTGTTCCATCGGACAGTGTAATGGTGTCTGAAAGTGATTTTTCGAGTTCGCTCGACCATACAAAATCACCGTCGTCTGTCCATTCAAAATCACCATCGTCTGTCCATTCAAAATCACTCACGGTTTAACCTCTATCGCTAGGCCGGCACCAAACTCGTAAGCCGGCGAGCTTGCCCCGCCCCTACCCAATCCGCTTTGTGGTGTACTCGTAGTAACAACGGATACAATCAGATTTGGTGTCGCAACAAGACTACCTGTCGATATAGTTAAGGATGTTGCCGGAACCGTAAGTGTAACTTCTTCTGTCTGTGTTACGTCATATCCTGCCGTTGCCGGGAGCGTCACTGTAAATTGGGTATCAGAATCCCTCACAACATTTCCATGAACAATAGTCATTTCATCATCCCACGAACCAGCACCGGCAAGAGTACCGTCAAAACCTGCAATGAAAGCTGTTGTGATTGCATTATCATCACCAAAGGTAGCGACAAGAGTATCACCTGACAGTGTTCCTGTTGTTGTTTGCCCGCCAGCAGCAATTTGTGTTTCTGTAAAAGAAGTTCCAGACAACACAGCAATCGTAGGGTCAAGAGCTGGCGGAAGATCATCAAGCGGCATGAGGACTGTATAATCCTCCATATACGCAACGGTGTTCCAATCCGTCACAAGCGCAGGAACAGAATCGTAAATAGTAAAGAAGGAAGACAAATCTTCCCCGATTCCAATCGCAGGAGAGCCACCCTGAAGACTCCAATCACCAGAGTCTTCAGACCCATCTGGAAGAGTTGTAAATTCAGGATCATCTATCAATCCATTGGCCTCATATCCGGCTCCTTGCGCTGATGCGATAGTCGTATATCTGACAACTCCGGTTACATCCCAGATCAGGTTGGTATCTCCAACGGTCTTATACATATTATAGTCAATGGTAATGGTCGGACTTCCTGAGAAAGTAATTCCATTATTCGTACCCGCAATAACATTATTTTTAACTACAATATTATCGACAAACGGGCCAAAAAACATTGCGTGTGATGGCTTTAAAACTGTATTTGACCTTGCATCGAGAGTATTGTTGAAAACCTCAAGATCATCGTGACCAGCAGCAACATACAACATTGCCGGGGAAAGTGTCTTTCCAGAAGTGTTTTCTGTCACAAATAAATTATTATAAATTTTAGTTCCAGAGGTGCTTTTCTTGCTTGTGTAGGTATCATCAGATGCCATTGTGCCGACGAGTTGCCCACCATACCCGGCAGTCTCAGAAAAAGTTTCACCGTTTATGAAGTATGGAGAACTTAAATTGATTAATCCTGTTCCCGCTCCTGCCCATCCACCGGCATTAGTATAACCACTCCACACTTTGCCCAATGCGCCAGAGGTGTTACCAATAAGAACCTGTCCCACCGTTGGCTCATGCGACCCGCCCGTGTAGCTATACTGATAATATGGTAATCCGTTTAGGTAAACCTGTGCTGTTGCGTATCTTTCCCATCTGCCCCTAAACTGGTTATTATAAATAGCTAACCCCTTGATGGCATAGTCACTGTCACCGCTTCCCCCAATCATAAATCCATCACTGTGATATGCTACCGGATCGTAGTCGTACCCGCCATACATTATATTGTTATAGAGCCGTACATCTGTAAGGCGGGCATTACCAGCACTCACATGAACCCTACCCGCCTTCTGAATAATATTATCGTGAAAATAAATTTCTGTATATTCTCCAGAAGACGTGCTGTATGCCCACGCGTTAATACTATCAGGTTCAAGCCAACAATGTTTAATGGTCAGATAAGATCCGCCATAATATAAAATGCCCTGACCACTACCATTTACATGACCCGACCGAATTATCTTCAATCCGTCAACGGTCACATAATCAATATCGTTATACTTGTAAACCAATCCAGACGAGAATAAACCCGCTTCCTCACCATCAAAAACGGGGTAGCCAGAGCCCCAAGGACTTCCTCCGTTGCAAGATTCAGAACCCGTTTCTCCGCATCTTTGGCCGCCCATGTAAACATCATCGCTGTCAGCATTGCCGCTATAGGTTATACGCATCCGAAAACAGGATGCGGGCCATGTTTCACCACCCTTGAATACGAAAACATCACCTGCTGAATGGGCATAGTCACCAGCAAAACTCGCCATGCCAGGGGCTTTTTGCCATGCTGTTCCTGTTGCAGTACCAGCGTTAGCGTCACTCCCCGCATCATAATCAATATAATAGGTCGTGGCCCAACACGGAGGGGTTATAAGTAAGATTAATAAAAAGACGAGTTTTTTAAACATTTATTCTCCTACGGTGCCGATATGGTTACATAAGCAGAGTAAACCTGCCCTGAATCCGCTGGATAGCTACACGCCCCTGCGCCAGTTATTTCTCCATATTCATTAGCATATCCTGGACACGATGAATCATAATCGGTAAAATACGCAGACCCACCATCAGGCGTTTTACCCCCGACCCATTGAGTCGTTGTCGGATATATAACAAGAAAGTAAGTGCTATCCTTCACAACAGATCCACTAACAAAAGCTGCTGTCCCCCAAACTTCATCGGAGGCACCTACTAAATCGCCGGTAATCCCAACCAATGTATCTTCTGTATCATCTGGCGTACCGTTTCCATTGTCTAAATAAAGAGCGAGTTTGCATGTGTCAGAGATAGCGGAATTATGCCATACCAAACCCATATTTAAAGGGCCATTACACGTTGCTGTATATAATCCTGAAACAGCCCCTGAATTAGCACCCATAGTTTCATTAGTTGCAGACGAAGAAGTAAAGCCCAAAGTTTCACCGCCAGCGCAGTTATCGCCACCAACAGCAGGCTGAGTTACAGCACCCTGCATGAAAGCTGGCGGCATTGCCCATAATGGAGTAGCAATTAATAAACAGAATATAATGTATAGTAATTTTATCATGGGGGTGTCGCCTCCGCAAAGTTTGCGTTATCTGTATTACATACAAGTTGATATGACCCATCAGATTCCTCAACCGTATAACATGACATTACATCATATTCAGTATCAGAGTCGTTTACAATATGTTCATCATTTGCAGCGGCAAGCCCGTTCAAAACAATATTGTCCCCAACAGGTGGTTCTAAATCAACTTGAAAGGCAGGGCCAATATGAACCATAAAGTTCATACCAAAAGTATATGCTGGCATTGTGAAAACCCAATCTTCACCAGCGCCATAACTCGTCAATATTGAACTCTTAGTTTCAGAATCCAACAACACCGTTGGAGTTGCAGTATCATTATATTGAGCATCCGCATCAGCAAAGATAGCATAGGCTGGAACTGAAATGCTTGAAAAGAAGTGTGTACCTGTTGTAAAAAGCTCGATCCACCTATCGGTTTGATATTGCACCACTAATATTTGACCTTGACCCAACAAAATTGATTTTCCAGCCCCACCACTATGCTCAAACACTCCTGATTCCCAAGCCCATGAAGAACCAAAAGCACTTTTATTTTGAACAATACCAATGGCGTTGTTTATCGCACCCGTTTCACTAAATCCCACTATTGCTGGATCAACGCCTGTAAAAGTCACTCCGGCATCAATCCATTTATATCCAGCCGTAAAAGTTAAATCATTAGCGGTGGCCACAGTAACAGTCTGAGTAATCGACATCAGCGCAACAAGTTCCGCTTCAGTGTTGTATGAAGTTCCAAGAGCCGTTGTTACAACTGTATCAGCGTACGTTGCATCTATTGCTGACGCTGCAACATCTGCGGCATCAGAACCAGCAATATCATAATAGTCTGTGCCTGCTTCAAGATTAACCGCAGCTTTCCAATCTGCCTCATTATCTACTGCGGCTGTACAATGCGTACTAAAATAATCACCAATGTCAGACACCCCGGTTCCACCGTCAGCAACTGGAACATCGGTTCCACTATCACGATAAATATATGACCCGCCGATAGTGTTTGCCGTTGGTATGTCGGGTACAAGTTCCCACCGTCCATTACCGCCCGCATCGTCTGGTGCTATTACTTCCGGCACAGATTCGCCAACAGCGCTATCATTATTAAACCTGTAAAAATAAGTTACCTTTGCTGCTGTAATTACAATGCACAAATCCCCGGTGACTAAACCAGCATCAGGAATATTATCAACTGATTTTGTGCCGCCGATAAGAATATCCCTGCCGTACATCTTTGTAGCAGCCGCCCATATCGGACTCGCCGTAAGCAACACGATAAAAAGCGCAATGATTATTTTTTTCATTATTTACCTCTGTTCAACATACCCCTGAACGCATATTCTAAAAAATAGTAATTGACTGAAATCATCCTCAATCGTCATCACCAGTTTGTCTAAATCTTCGGACTTTAAAACATAGTCCATGCCGGTTGGGTATATGTTCTCAATAGTAATCAATGTGTCTGTACCGTCCGGCAAATAGTTGTTAATCTTCGAAAACGGATAGGACAATAAGTCTAAAATACTTGTTATCCTTGCCGTAGAAACAGGGTCGCCGTTTCCCCCTGAATACCGTTCGTATTTATACCC